CGCCTAAATATCGCGTAATAACACCCACTAATAGTTTGGTAGGCCTCTTAGCCCTTTGAGGCTTACCAAACCTAAGTAAGATAGGAGTATAAAAGTGCCAGCAACTTACGTTACCGCCGCAACTCTCAAAGCGAGTTTAGGCGTGGGCACCCTTTATGACTCTTATACGTGGATAGAGGACACCTGCCAAACTGCACAAGATCTAATAAACGGCTTTTTATGGTTTGACAGCGCGCCCGTAGTCGGTACCGCGTTGGTGTCTAATGTCGCTACAGTTATGGTTGCCAACCCTGGCATCTTTACTACGGGCCAATCAGTAACTATTGCTGGGGCTGGTTCAACTTTTAACGGTACTTACACAATTACGGGCACAATTCCATTTTCTACAGGCACAGCTAATATCCTGCCTGCATTTAATATGCAGCTAAATTACTGGCAATTCCCACAGGGCTATAGTTTTATCCAATATGCAAAAGTAGCAGCAGATCAAAACTTTAGGCGCGTACTGCCTTACGGCACTATGACAGGTGACGATACAAAAACCGCTACCTACGCCAATACCCCAGCTATTAACGCTGCAGCTTTAATGCTGGCAGAAAATATCTGGACTTCACGGTTTAGTACACAAAATGGCGGCACTAGCGTGGACGGCTATAGTTTAAGCCCGTTCAAAATGTCAAATACTTTAATGGCATCCGTACGAGGCCTCTTAGCCCCGTATCTTTCACCTGCGGGTATGGTCGGCTAATGCCTGCAGCTATAACTACCTTACGCAGCACAATAGCTGCAGCCCTGGCTAACCCTGGCGTATGGACGGTATTTAATTACCCGCCTAGCACAATGCAAAGTAGCGCTGTGGTGGTTGCCCCTGCGGATCCATATATCACGCCGAGCAATAACTCAAAAGTAAATATATCGCCTATGGCTAATTTTAAAATTATTATGACCGTGCCTATGTTTGATAATGCCTCAAACCTTATTGGCATAGAGGACACAATAGTAGCTGTGTTTACTAAACTAGCTAATAGCGCAATTGTATTTAATGTTACTAGCGTGAGCGCGCCTAGCGTATTAAGCGTTGCCGCAGGTGACTATCTAACGGCAGATTTACAAATAAGCATACTAACGAGCTGGAGCTAACTAATGGCACTTACAGATGAAGAGAAAGCATTTTTAATCAAAATTGGCCAAGACCTGCCAAAAGAGATTAAAGAAACCCAACCAAAAGAAACAACAACACAGAAAGTAGAGGAATAGCCCTAATGGCAATTTTCTTATCAAACGGCGTAGTGGCTACTCTTAACTCAGTAGTGCTATCAGATCACGTAACGAGCGCAAGCATCTCTAGGACTTTTGACGAGCTTGAGGTAACAGCTATGGGCGATACAGCTCACAAGTTTGTAAAAGGCTTAGAGGCCAGCACTATTACGCTAGATTTTCTAAACGATGATGCTGCCTCAGGTGCAGGTTCAGTACGTGCAACTTTGCAAGCTGCGTGGGGTACAACCGTGCCACTAACGCTAAAGCAGACAAGCGCGGCAGTATCAACAACTAACCCGCTATATAGCACTACAGTTTTAGTTAATAACACACAAGATATTAACGGCGCTGTAGCTGACGAGTCAATGCAGAGCTTGACCTTTACCTGTAACTCACCAATCGTAATTACAACTGCACCATAAGAATAAAGAAAAGGGGCTAACACAATGGCAAAACTTAAAATAACAAGGGCAGACGGTACAGTATCGGAGCATACGATAACGCCAAAAATTGAGTGGGCCTTTGAGTTATATGCTAAAAAAGGTTTTCATAAAGCCTTTAGAGATGATGAAAAGCAGAGTGACGTTTACTGGCTAGCGCACGAGTGCCTTAGATCAGCAGGCGTTGAAGTACCTGTTTTTGGAGCGTTATTTTTAGACACCTTAGCTAAGGTTGAGGTATTGGACGATGACCCTTCGCAATAGTGGGGCGCGGTAGTTTTGGTTACCTGGTTGCACAGCTAGCCGTTGAGACGGGTATCGCGCCCCAGTATTTACTAGACCTGGATGCAGATATGTTTAAAAATATGCTAAAGGTTTTAACCGATAAAGCTAAGGAGCAACAAAATGCCAGTAGAGGTAAAAGGCGCCCTTGAGCTACGCAAGGCTATTAAAAAGTTTAGCCCTGACTTAGCGAAAGAGACTCGTAAAGAGTTAGCAAACCTCTTAGCCCCTATAACTAAAACTGCTCGTGGCTTTGTGCCTAATACTTCGCCCCTATCAGGCTGGGCTAAAAGTAGTGATACGGCTTTATGGTCAGAGAAGGGGCGGTTATGGAGTACTACTGCAGCTAAAGGCGGCATAGGCTATAAAACTTCACCCTCAAAACCTAATGATAGAGGCTTTAGAGCTATAGCTCGTATTGCTAATACAAGCGCTGCAGGATCAATTTATGAAACCGCAGGCCGCTTATATCCTAATGGCCGAGAGCAAGCGCCTATGGCTAAGGTTGTGCGCCCAGGTCAATCTAACTATGGCAAAATGATACGCTCAGGTACAAAACTACAATCTAAAAGTAATAACCCAGGCGCAGGCAATATGTTTATTGAAGCTATAAACGAATACGGCCCAATAGTAGATGCGAATAACCAAACTGGGGCAGGGCGTAGAAGCCGTAAAATGAAAGGCCGCGCCATATTTAGAGCCTGGAAAGAGGACGGCGGCAAGACTAATGCAGCTGTATTAAAGGCTATAGAAAACTCAAAGATTAAGTTTTACAACGCTATGGGGGTTAAGTAATGGCTATCGATCCCTCAGTAGTAATAAATATAGCCGCCGAATACACAGGCAAAAAAGCATTTAGTAAAGCCGAGACAGCTACAAAGCAACTTACTAAAAGTGTTAAAAGTTTAGCTGGGGCTTTTGGTTTGGCTTTTGGCGCTAGAGGCGCGATGCAGGCGGTTAAGGCTTTTGCAGCCGATGACAAGGCCGCTAAAGTACTAAGCAAAACTCTTAATAACTTAGGCTTAGCCTTTGCTGACCCAGCCGTTAAAAAGTTTATATCTGAGTTAGAGCGCCAGTACGGCGTACTCGATGACAAGCTACGCCCTGCCTATCAGATGTTACTGACCAGTACGGGCGATTATCTTAAATCACAAGATTTACTACGCACAGCTCTAGACCTGAGCGCTATGAGTGGCGTTGACGTAGTTAGCGTCTCTGCCGATTTATCAAAGGCCTATGCGGGTAATACTCGCGGTTTATTAAAGTACCAACTAGGCCTAACTAAAGCCGAGCTAGCAGCTATGAGCTTTGAGGAGATTTTAGCCAGGGTGGCTAAGGTCAGTAGTGGACAAGCGCAACTAGCGGCAGACTCTTACGCAGGATCGTTAGACAAGTTATCCGTAGCGAGTGCAAACGTAGCTGAGACACTAGGCAAGGACTTAGTAGATGCCCTTGCAATTCTAGGCGGTGAAGGTGGCCTGCCTAAAACCCTTAGCCTCATAGAGTCTATTGCAAGTGCCATAGGTACTGCCATTATTGGCTTTAGCCGTTTTATACGCATATTAGATATAGTTACTGGCAGCGGTGCTTTTAATATGGTGGGCGATCTTAATAAAGCTAACGCAGAGTTTTTAGCTCAGGATAGAGCTAGGGCAGCTAGCAAGTTTGCAGGTACAGGTATGGCTACCTCATACCAGGGTAAAAAGGCTCAAGATGCGCTAGCCCTTGCTAATGCCAAAAAGATTACTAATGAGACTAAAAAAACAGCGGCGGCGGCACTAGCTGCGGCTAATGCTAAAAAATTATCTTTAGCTATAGACAAGGCAAACCTAGCTTTAGCTAAAGGTGCAGATGTTTTCGATTTAGATAAAATCCAACTTAATGCAGCTCTTATTGGCCAGGCTGAGGCTTTAGGTAAAGCCACTACTGGCTCACAGGTATTAGCTATTGCCAATGACATACAGCGCCTTAGAGTTAAGCAAGATATAAACGCCCTAGAAGATGCGATAGCCTCAAAGGATACGGCATCCATAGAAAAGGCTACAGCTAAACTAAACAAAGATTTAGCAATACTGGGTACTTTGCAAAAGCAAGATGCAACATTACTAAGTATAAGTAATATCTTAAATAGTCTTAAACCTAAGGATCTAATTAACCTGGAAAACCTGGCTCAAGCCCAACTTATATTAGCCTCTATGGGCGGTGTTAAAACTAGCCCACAAGGTTTTATGCCGTCTCCAATTAGCCCCAACGTTCCTAACCTGACCTCAGCTGTTGCTGGCCTTAGCCTCAATATGCCAGTAGCGGGAAGAGATTTTAACCCTAATCAGCAAAGAGATCGTAATTACACTAATAACGTAATTAACGTAACGGCTGGGGTTATAGGCGATGAGAATATAATCGTGGATGCCGTGCAAAATGCCCTTAACGAGATAGCCCGCCGTGGCTACTTAACTACCTACGCAGGGGCCATAGCAGTATGACCGTGCCAGTAGTAAACGCTGTTATTAACTTTAGTACTGGCCCAGCCTTTGCTCAAGCTATGATTTTAGATAGCGGCATATTAGGCACAAACGTATTAGCAGATAGCGCCAGCGTTATCGTGGACGTATCTAACGTAGTGGATAATATTCAAACTATTAGAGGCCGTAACGCACAGGCTGACCAATTCCAAACGGGCACCCTATCGCTGCGTATTGTTGACCAAAACGGTGACTTTAACCCACAAAACCCAGCCAGCCCGTATTACAACTTACTAACGCCTATGCGTAAAGTACAGATTACGGCTACATACGGGGCAACTACTTACCCTATCTTTTCAGGCTTTATTACTAGCTATACAACCACTACGCCTAAAAACGCTAATGATGTGGTTTATACAACTATCCAAGCTGTAGATGCTTTTAGACTGGCACAAAATGCACAGATCGCTACCGTAGCGGGCACCTCAGCGGGTCAGCTTAGCGGTGCAAGGATTAACGCGCTGTTAGATGCTATTGATTGGCCCGTCTCTATGCGTGACGTAGATGCAGGGCTAACCACAATGCAGGCAGACCCAGGCACAGCCCGCACAAGCCTTGCAGCTATGCAAACAGTAGAGACTAGCGAGTACGGGGCCTTGTATGTAGATGCCGCTGGCTCGTTTGTCTTTCAAGATCGTAACGTAACGGCTGGCAGTACGGGCGCTGCACCTACAGTATTTAACGATGACGGTACAGATATTGGCTACTTTAATGCGGTGTGGCGCCTTGACGATACCCTAGTTTACAACTCAGCCAGCGTTACCCGCACAGGTGGCACAGCCCAGGTAGCTACTAATCAGGCCAGTATTGATAAGTACTTTATCCATAGCTATAACCAGCAAAACCTGCTAATGCAAACCGATGCCGTAGCCCTGGACTACGCACAGGCATACGTTGCATCTAGGGCTGAGACCAGTATTAGATGCGATGCTATTCAGCTAGACCTTTATACCGATAATTACAATACGGGCATTATTGCAGCCCTTGACCTTGACTACTTTGATCCTGTAACTATTACAACTAACCAGCCAGGGGGCTCAACCCTTACTAAGACTTTGCAGGTGTTTGGCGTTGCTCAAAGCATTACGCCTAATAGCTGGAAAACAACACTTACCACTTTAGAGCCAATTATTGACGGCTTTATATTAGACTCATCCATATACGGCCTGCTTGACAGCGGCGTATTAAGTTATTAAGGAGATAGGACTATGGCGGCTGGATTAGGTTTTAAGACCTTTACTACTGGCGAGGTACTTACGGCAGCTGACACTAACGGCTACCTAATGCAAGGCGTATTAGTGTTTGCCTCAGCGGCGGCGCGAGATGCAGCTATAACCTCACCACAAGAGGGGCAGTTTGCCTACCTCAAAGACACCAATGTAACTACCTATTACACAGGTAGCGCCTGGACTAATTTAGATACAACAGGTATGACTAACCCAATGACTACTACTGGCGATATGGTTTATAGCTCTAGTGGTTCAACTCCCGCCCGTTTAGGTATTGGCACTACTGGCCAGGTAATTACCGTTGCAGGCGGCATACCCAGCTGGGCTACACCAGCTGGCGGTGGCAAAGTATTGCAAGTCGTAGTATCTGCAAATGCTACTGCTTTTCAATCCATAAAAACCGCAACTCCAACAGATGTAACAAATATGTCAGTCAGTATTACGCCTAGTTCAGCATCAAGCAAAATCTTAATCACTGGAATGTTAAATGGAATCAACAATCAATCAACAGGTACAAATGCTCAACTAGTTGATCTGGATTTAGTTAATGCTTCCAATACTTTAATTTTTAGACCATTTTCTGGACAATGCTTGCCTTTTGCATATCCACAAATAAATCTGCCATTTACATATCTACACAGTCCCGCTACAACATCGGCATTAACATATAAATTACGAGTGACAAATGATACAAGTGTATATGGGATTTATACTAATAATGGTAATTCACCTCAAACAAGCTCAATGGTTGCAATGGAAATAGGTGCATAATGGCAAAATTAGCGGAAGCAATCAATCTTTACAATCCAAACGCACAATGGACACTTTTAGGTGATGATTACAATACCTTGGATTGGCATAGTGTAAATATTGCAAAACCCACAAAAGCAGAGTTAGAAGACTTATTGTTAGAAGTGGAAGCAGTTAAAGCCCAACAAGAGGCAGATAAAGCAACAGCCAAAGCATCAGCGGAGGCTAAATTAGCTGCGCTAGGACTTACTACTACTGACTTAAAAGCACTAGGGCTTTAATGCAGACTAGTTACAACGGCTGGCCAGCATCTAAAGAGCAGGCAGAGATAGGCGTAAAGCCTTTTAAGGTTGAGGGCACAAGCCTTAAAATCCGCTGCGCTGAAAAGGTAGCGCCGTTGCTTATTAACTTTGCTAAAGAGTTTAACGAGGTAATAGAGCCAATAGAAGGCGGCACGTTTGATGATTGGGGCTATGCGTACAGAGACGTAAGAGGTGTGGCAGGCAAACTAAGTAATCACGCCAGCGGCACAGCTATAGACCTAAACGCGACAAAGCATCCTTTAGGCAAGGTAGGTACGTTTGATGCAGCTAAGGTACCTATGATCCGTGCCCTGGCTAAAAAGTACGGGCTAACCTGGGGCGGGGATTGGACTAGAAAAGATGAGATGCACTTTGAGATAGCACTAAGCCCTGAAAAGGTCACGGCTTTAATTACTAAATTAGGATTACAAAATGCCAACTAGCGCACAGGTAACAATAACTACTACAGCTGGCATTATTGCATCTGCCAATTCTTATAAAACTATTTATTTACATAATTTAGGCAGCGGCAGTATTTATCTTGGTGGGTCAAACGTAACTACAAGTAACGGCTACAAAATGGATAATGGCGATAAGCTAAGTATTGTTATTGGAGATTTAGAGGCACTTTATGGCGTTGCTGCTAGCGGTACTCATACGCTGGCAGTACTTAAACAAGTCAACTAAGGGGCATTGAAGGAGTAATACAATGAAAGAGCAACTAAAGGCTGCGGCCTTATCTTACCTACGTGCAGCTCTATCGTGCGTGGGTGCGCTGTATCTCAGCGGGATTTCAGATCCTAAGGTGCTAGCTAATGCTTTTTTAGCTGGGCTAATTGGGCCAGTACTTAAAGCTATGGCACCTAATGAAAAGCAACTTGGGATAGGCGCTAAGTAAGTGTCACAGGCCCAGGCATACATAGCCGTAGCTTTGGGGATTGCTACCCTTTCAGGGCTTATGGCTGGGCTTGTGCGGCACCTTGTTAAGTACTACCTATCTGAGCTACGCAATGACGGCAACGGCGGGCATAACCTTAAAGGTAGGGTCGAGCGTATAGAGATACGCGTGGACAAGATTTACGAGCTGTTGCTAGAGGACAGACTTAGTAAGTAGGGCGTGTCGCGTTGCCTTTTGTCGGTGCGTAGGTTCATACTTTAACTACACACGCCGAGA